GTCATGCATGTGGTCATCAAATCGTCAAACTTATCCGACCAGTACTTGAGAAACATGTCTTTTTCGAGGTCAAACCAAACACCCTCTCTCCTCCAGTATGCGATGTTTGGAAAGCATGTTTTATTATCGGTTTCTCGCCTCAAATTCGCCATGAACCTCAAAACCAGAGTGGGTTTGTATTCAGCACTCCACAATTCAACCTGTTTGATGATAAGAAACCTCTGTTTGACTTGGTTCACCCAGTTCTCATTATTCAGATTGTCGATGGCCGAGCTTATCAGACTCATAACGTAGAGTTCAGTCGTATTTACTATAGACTCAGGAAACAATAGCTTGCTGCGGGAATCGTCCACCATCTTGATGGGCTTGAAGTCCTTCAACCAGTGACAGCCATAAAAGGAGGGGGTTTCTTTGCATCCATACCTGGTCCTATGGGACATCCCGTTAGCTTTATCTTCGATAGGTCTCCCCTCGATTTCGACCCAGTCAGCCTTGTCGACAATCTCACCTGTGCCTTTGCTGATGTCGACACCGGCAGGAAACTTGGCCTGGAACCTCTTCACTAACTTGTAACCCTCGAAAACTTTAAACTCTCCCGCTTTAATATTGGCTCCGAACCATAGGTTGAGCTTCTCTTGTAGTATCGACCACTCGAAGTCCAGCTTCCTTTGGGTTAGTAGTAGTGAATCATCTCCACCCGCGTTGTATTCGTACTGCCTGTAACTTATACCTTCTGATGCCATAACACAGACTACTGCCACCGAATTGATTATACTATCGATCGCAGAAGTTAGGCTAACTCCTGAAGGCACTTGGGTTTGCAGCTCGAATGCTCCACCGTCTGGCATGACGTACTTCACACCCTTGTACCATGTTGACGCACACTGTCTGAACATCGCAACGAGCATTTTCTCCTCTGGACCAGAAGGTTCAAAGCATTCACAAATGACTTCGACAGCGAATTGAATCTCTTTTTCTGTCCTATTGAAGTCAAATTGACCCCAGTCAAACTCCACTGCAGTACGTGAGCTACTGACCCTTTGGCCCATCGTCCTCCATGATCTGTTCATCTTGTTGACCCTGTATTTCAGCATGCACTTTGACCCAGTCGCACCATCTTTAGCCATCTGGTTGAAAACCTCCATCACAGGGTTTGATAACATCTGTTCCACAGCGTCAGCCATGGCCACACTTCTACCCATGGGCCTAGGGGGCTCCAGTCGTGACTTGAAGTCCTTGACATCCCTCAGCTTTGTTCGAAATCCAGGAGTAAACAGGACTGGAGGCATATCCTCGAGTTGGATTTCGCCTGTCAGTAGACTCTGAAGTGCTTCCTCTAGCATGCCAACAATGCATGAAGC